AAACTGAATTGTTCCCAAATCGAAAGTTCAGCCGCTGTCCTTATACCCTCTCCTGCATCTACCGGCACCTCTACCACCATTGTAGAATCTTCTGAACCAAAGGCTGGTTCTATTTTGTAACCTGCTTTCTTTAGTGGTTCTATTAGTTCTGAATGTTTTGACAACCTCATCCGTCTTATGTAGAATCTTGACTCTGGATAGTGCATTCCTGGAGTTGCTCCTACTAAAAGTGAAACCGTACCACTTGGTTTTACTGAAGTCGTTTTTATCGACTTCGGTATGGCAAACCAATCAGAATACATACAATCCCATTTTTGAATAGTATCATATCCATCTTCTAACCATTTTCTTAATTCTTCCATTCCGTGTTTTGTAATAAACTGTGCAACCCCACTTACACTACAACCAATCCGTCTGTTTCTTAACATAACTCTGTTAGTATCACTCCAATGAGTTTTACCAAGTGTTACGGTTTTAGCATACAGATAGGCATATTTAAGTGTCCTTTGATAATCCTCTAATGATTCGTGATTGTTTGGAAATGTTTCTACAAGACAACAAAGCTCGTAGCTTTCAAGTGATTGTTCGAGGCAAGGATTTCCACCTGCAACTCTATGGTCTTTCTTATCTGTTCCATTTTTCATACGAGAATAATTTCTCATATTCTCTAACCATGCAAAACCTGGTTCACCATTACCATTTATTCTCTTACATACTTCAGTATAATCCATACCAAGTTCTGCGTATATTGAATTGTTGGAAGTCCAACCATATGTTTCTCTGTGTTTATTTACTTTATAATTTTTTAAATCTAAATATTCCTCATCATGTGGATCTCCAAATACTATTTCTGCAGTTCGTCTTACATTACCTGATACAACACACTTACCAATCAAATTCATAACATCTACAATAGTAGTAATTGTAATTGGTTCACCTACATTTCTATTTAATACTTTTCTAATTTCCCCAAGAACTTCTTTTAGTGGTTCATGACCACTTGATACACCACCAAATCCCTTTATTGATGCCCCCTCTGGTCTAATTTTTGAATAATCAAATTGAACTTCTGCTGCTCCGTGAAAATAACTTTCTAATAATAATTTTAATGATTCTACCCAACCTTCTCGTGTATCTGGTATCACATATTCTTCTATACCCCTATTTGGATTAGGTAATTTAATCATAACCTCGCCTGCACCTTTTGTATCAAAACCAACTCCTACACCTAACATTGATGCGTCCATTAAGAAACAGAATGGTTTTGAGTAATCGTCCTTTAAGGTAGAAGTTGATACGAATGCGCAGTTATTAAGAGCTGCATATAATCCCCTTTCTTCTGTTATGGATGTTCCCATTGCCCAAAGACCACGGCCAGGAGGTAAAAACTTCATATTAAACATTCGATCATACATTTCTTGGGCTGAGTTTTGTGCCTGCCAAGGATTCCAACCTAATTGATGTTGTTCAATCCAATTTTTTTGCATTGAATATGTTCCCTCTATAACCCGTTTAATTGTTTCCCACCAACGTTCATTTTTACCATTCTCTTTGATACGAGAATAAGTTCTCATATAAACCAATTCACCTAATCCATTAAAACCAAACGGTGGTTTTTTTCTTTTGTATTTATTAACAAAATTTTCTGACAACTTAAACTTTTCCATATAAACTTTTCTCCTTTTGTCGCATCCTAATTTTCATAAAACTATATCTTACACCTTTCATAAATATAATATATATAACATTCCTATTCAAAACCATCCACATCCTTTTGAAATTCTTGATGTTTTTGTGATAATTGCTTTCGTAGATACTCTTGACTATTATCCATCTTCCCCTGCACCTCGCGACCACTCTGGGTTGTTGATTCATAAATCTGAATCTTACCAATATTTGTATTCATACTTGCTGGAAAGGTTACTCCATCTATACCAAATCGATTCTTTATAACGTGAAACCTGCTTGTATTTGCAATCTTATCTTCAACCTTTCTACTAACTGATACTACGAAATCTGCTATCATTACTTTACTATATGCCTCAGCAACTTTTGTAGCGTCAATCACTTCTTCTTCCAACGAACTTCTGTTTGCCTGTGAAGCTGTCCATATCGGAACTTCATATTCTCCTGCTAATCCTCGTAAATCTTCATAAATATTTTCTAAAATATGTCTTTTTTCTGTACCTATTCCCCTTAAAATATCTGCGTAATCAACCAACACTAAATCAGGAATAATTCCTTGTAATTCTATCTGTTTTAAATGAGATGAAAGAGTTTGAACTGTTGCACTTTTGGTTGGGAAATACTTAATTAACAAATGTCCTTTAAGTTGACTTATCTTCTTTTTAACTTCATCCTTATAAAACTTTATATTGGCTGTTGGTGTTCCACTAAATATAGTATCATATCTTAATCCAACATACTCTTGGTTCAACTCTAATGTATAATGAACAACTGTTAGTTCTTTCTTTACAGAATTTGCTCCCATACTCTGTAAACACCAAGTTTTACCAATACCTGCGGGTGCTACAACAACACCCAATTCACCTTTACCTAATCCACCGTCCATAACCTCATCTATTGGGTCCCAACCCGTTGCTATTGTATCTCTTGTAGATTTTGTAAGTCGTTCTTCTATTCCTTCAATGTATACATGACCTAAATCTCTGTCTGAACCGGCTTTCATTGCTTCATCTACGATTTTTTTGATTTGGTCGTATTGTCCGACTTCAAGTAAATCTACCGAATCCATAATCGCCTGTTTAATAACTTGATTTCTACAAAACTCTATGGTTTGTTCTTGAACGAACTTCAAATCAGTTGATTCTCTGTTTCTCCAACTCTCTTTTAAGTTATCTACTACTGAAACTTGTAAAATCTCATTGTCCATCTCGTCTATTCTAACTTTCATTACATCCAAGGTAGGACTTGTTTTATATTCTAAAAAATATCCTATAATAGTTCCAACTAACCATTTATTTGCATCAGAATCAAAATAACTTGATTTCAATATATCACAAATAGTTTGCAAGAATTTCTGTTCAACCAATAAAGATGTAATAATCTTGGCCTGAAAGACATGGCCAAATTGTGTTAGAGTTGATTCACTCATTAAAACCACTCATGTTGTACTAAATCAGCTGGATTTTTTGCCTTCTTTATCCGAGCCTCCATTATATCATAATACTCTTTTTCCCTTTCAATAAGTATGTAGTTCCTTTCTGAAAACACACAAGCAATTCCTGTTGTTCCACTGCCTGCAAATGGATCTAATACTACATCTCCCTTACGACTTCCAAGTACTACTAAATAACTCATCAAGTCTATTGGTTTTACTGTTGGGTGGAAATTTTGAGATGGTTGAGTAGTAAATTTCTTCTCCACACCTTTCATATCCTTACTTGGTTCTGGACTTTGACCATTATATATCTTTTGTTGTTTTTCTAAATTCTCCAATCCCATATTCTTTTCAGATTTACTCGCCTTTGGAACAACCAAGAATGGAAATGTCCGTTGAATTTCTTCTGGTAATCTACTCATTCTAAACTTCCACCACTCGTCTAAACTATAATATCTACTGAAATCTCCTACATCACCTTTACCAGGTTGTCCTTCAATGACTTCTTTTTCACCACCACCAAACTCACCCCAACCTGTTTTTTTCTCTATCCTACCACCACTTGACTTGGTTTTCTTACCAGTATCTAATATATTATCACTTACCAATAAGTTTGCTGCAAATCTACCGAGTGGTGATGCTTCGGCTGTATCATTTTCTTCACTCTTAAATCCACTCTGTTTAAATACATTGTGGTCTGAACGGGGTTGTCGTTTTGTTATTTTAACTTTTTTAGTGGCTTTCTTTCCCCATAAATTTCTACCATCTTTAGTTTCTGATTGACTTGAATCTCCAAATGCTGAAACTCGTTCATAGGTATCTTCCGTTGTGAAATTTTGAGCATTCCGTGTTTCTCCGAAATCTTCTTCTCCCCATTTATCCCATCCTCGTTCATCTGAATAATTTTCTTTATTATTTTTATCACTCACATACTTTTCATAATCACTTTTAGATTTTCGTGCTGGTTTTTCCCAACCACCACCATACATTTCATCTTTTCGTTTTTCTATAAATTTTTGATGTCCTGCAACATTATCTTTATCAAATTGTTCCTCATCATTCATTCCAGCAAATGGTATTCTACAATCATCTAACCAAGTTACACCTTTACCATTATCAAGTGCTTGGTCTACATAACCCTTTTTCTTATCCAATGGTTTCATTGCCACAATCACGACTTCTACTGCTGGTTTTGGTTGGTATCCCGCATAACTCCCATCAAGTTTCTTGGCCTCGTCTGATGCCGGTCCTGATGTTATTTCTTCTTCCCCATATCCAAATATATCTTTGTTATTTTGGTTTGCTTCTGCTCGAGTAAATGTAGTTCCCTTTTTCTTGGCTTCTTCTACATCACCTCGTTTCTTTACTCCAATAACCTCTCGTTTTTTATTAAGTCGTTTATCAACCGCCTTACCGATATTTAATGCCTTTGGAAAACCTGTTGCATATGTCCAATAAATTGGTGTGAAACTTACATCAAATCCTGCTTCTTGTAATGTTTGAACCATGGCCGTCTGAACATCACTTCGTGGTGCAGACATAACGAATGCAAATCCACCTGGTTTTACAACTCGCAATGCTTCTTCCCAAATAGGAACAAAGAACTCTTTCATACCATATGTAGATTTAGTCATACCAGGACTCATCCAACCTACTTTTTGAGATTTTGTAGATTTTTTCTCTTGGAATGTATCCCAATGTTTCCCCATAAATCCATATCCGTATGGTGGATCCGTACAGAGTAAATCTACTGAATCTTCATCAAGTTTTTTCAGTTCTTCTAAACAATCTCCATTGATTAGTTTACTGGTCTCCATACAAATTTCTCCTTTTTTTCTCTCTCCGTTCTGCCATTTTCTTTAATCTATATCGTTCCTTGGCTTTCTTTAAAATTTTAGCTTTATTACGCTCATAATGGTCCATCTGCCATTGTCGTTGGGCTTCGAGTCTTTCTTCTTCAGTATGATATATCTTTTTACGACCCATTGTTTATCTTCGCAAATCTATTTAAGTTTGTCCAATTTAACATTATCCAACTATCTAAATTAGGTAATGCACCAAACATCCTATCTTCTATAAACATTGTTTGGAATTTTGATTTTATTAATTCTTGTATTTTACCATTTACAACTCTGTTAATTTTAAGTTTTGCTCCACCACTTATATCTACCTCTTGTAACTGCATCAATTTATGATTGAGATGCATTTTATCTCTCTGTTTTCTTACTACATTATGAAATCTACTACCTTGTTCACATTTATCAACTATTTCATCTACTGTATAAGTTACTCCTTCATCTGCTAAATCTGGAAAGTTCTTTAATAGGGTTTTAGAACCAATCCCCATTACACCCTTTATGTTATCTGATGCATCACCATCAAAAATTCTGGTCATCAATAAATTCTTTGAAGTAACCCCATATTCCTCTTTCACTACATCTGGTTTATATAACTTCTTCTTTGTTGGACTCCATACTGAAATTCTATCACTTACTAACTGCAAAAAATCCTTATCAGTTGACATTATAATAGATTTACTTTTGGGTAAGAGTTGTTTTGCGATATAGGCAATAACATCATCTGCTTCCACACTATCTACTGAAAGAATGGAAACGGGGAGAGTTTCTAAGTATTCTACGCACCGAGATAGTTGCATCATCATAGAATGACGCTCATCATCCATGTTCTCAAAATCGTTTACACGATTGAGTCGGATTTTCTTAGTTCTTCGTTTTGCCTTATATTCTGGATAAAGTTTACGGCGGCGGTTAGACCCTCCTTTGCCATCAAAAACTATAATAGTTCTGGTGGGTCCCAACATTTTTATAGCGTAACCGACTGATTTCAGAAAACCAACTATTCCACCAATATGAATCCCATCATCATTGGTAGTTGGTATAACACTAAACACTCTGATAAAAGTATTCAAGCCATCTATTATCAGTACCTTTTCGTTGGGATTCTTCGTTATATCAGAACCGCCACCGTGTTTCTTTATTTCTTCAAGAATAGAAAGGTATTTTCCATTACTCATCACCAACAACTTCGTCTGTATATTCTACATCATCAATACCTAAATCTGCTGATTGATATTTTAATATAGATGCTTCACAAATTAAGTCATACAAGTGTTCTTTAAGACCATCATGTTCTTCTAATTTTTTCTCAAAATCCTTAGATTGAAACTTAATGTCTTTACCCTTGTATTCCAAGGTATACCATGCTCCTGCAACCTTTAGAAGTTTGTGGTCTTTTAATACTTGTAGCCAACTTCCTTTATCATCAATACCACTATCGAAGTATAAGTTAAAGTCAGCATGACGAAGTGGGGGACCTAAACGATTTTTGATAATCTGTGCTCTGCACTTCATACCAATTACATCCTTTTTTGTTCCCACTTTGATTTGTCCCATATTCTTCAAACGAATACGAGTTGATGAATGAAATGGTAATGCCTTACCACCAGAAGTAGTCCACGGATCACCGAACATTACTCCGAGTTTTTGTCTGAGTTGATTGGTGAATACGAGAGCTATTCGTTCTCGTCCAATCATTTGAGTAATCTTTCTCATCGCCTTTGAAACGATAATTGCTTTACTCGTTGCCCATCCGTCTTTCTCGAAATCGGCTTCCATTTCTACTTTGGTGGATGCTCCTGCAAGTGAATCTACGAGAATACTTACAAGTCTATCTCTATCTGATTCTCTAATCTTACTAATGATACTTTCAATACATTCAAATATATCTTCAACAGTTTCCACATGAAGATATAATAGTTTTGAAACATCAACACCAATAGTTTCTAACCATTCTCTGCTAACGGATGTTTCAGTATCAATATACACTGCAACACCACCTCGTTTTTGAGTTTCAGCAAGAATGTGAGTTCCTATTAGAGATTTACCACTTGATTCCAATCCATTGATTTCTGTAATACGACCAACTGCAACTCCACCGTTTGGACGGTTGGAAATTGCTAAGTCTAATACAGATGAGCCAGTAGATATGAATTCCTTGATATCTGTTGGAGTAGCATTAGAACCATCTAAAAAATAAGCTACCTTTGTATCCTTGAATTGTTTATTAAGACTATCGGCGAGAACTTGTGCAAGTTCATCCTTTACAGACATATTGTCTCTCCTTTATTTACTTATTAAACAAATCGTCAAATGCGTCCGTTACATTAGAAGTGCTACTTACTGCACTTTTTAATGTAGATGCTGGAACATTAGTAGTATCTGTTTTGGTAGTTTCTTCTTCTCCATCACTTGGATTTAACCAATCACCTAAAGCTTCTGCCAGTTCGTCATAACTTAACTCGTTATATACTTCTCGTATATCTTTTTGATCATCGAGTAAATTAGTTAGAACGGCTTTATCTTCAGTAATTGGAGTTTGATTTGGTTTAACACGAATAGAAGTTTTAGGAAACGATGCTCCTGTTTCTTCTGCGGTCTTAAACTCAACTACAACATCACGACCATTTATAGGATCACTAATATCACCATAATCAGGGTCTGCTATGATAGATAAGAGTTCTTGGTAAACTGTTTTACCAAAACCCCAAAACTTTGTTCCACCTTGTTCTTCACCACGAACCACGACTGGTGCGAAAGTACGAAGTTTTGCTTCGAGTTTCTTACCCATTCGCCAATCTTCACGATTTCCAGATTGTTTCAGTTTATCGGCAAATTCTTCAATCGGGTCTGGACGACCAAATGATGTTGGGGACAAATAAGATTTGCCTCCTAAATCATAATGAAAGAATAATTCAATAAACGGAGTATCTGTATTTAGTTTATACGGAAGAATACGAATTTGTGTTTTTCCTGGCTGTGGTTTCCACAGATTTGTGGTTCGAGTAGACGAAGTTTGTAACTGAGCTAATCGCTTTTTCACTGCGTTAATATCCATTTGTTATCTCCTTATTGTTATTTTTATTTGTTATTATTTAATTGTCATTGGTATAACCTTTGACAAATATAAATATTGGGCTGTTAAAAAAACAACCCAACTTTTTATGCTAAATTTGATTTATTACGATGTTGCTTTAACATTCTTCGCAACAGCACCTTTTGTACCTTCACCGATTTCAAACTCAACTTTTTGACCTTCTTCTAAAGTCTTAAAGCCGTCTGTTTGGATCTCGGAAAAGTGCACAAAGTAATCTTTTGAGTTTTCCGTCGCTGTATCAGATATAAAACCATATCCTTTTTTAGCGTCGAACCACTTTACTGTACCTGTGTTCATTGTTTTTCCTTTTTACTTATTATTACTATAAATCTTCTCTGATAAAATCCGACATCACGGAAGGTGTTGTCGTATCAAAACCTACTACATCTAACATACCAGCGTCGTCTGGGTCTGCTATTGTAAAGTCATTTGCTTCCATTCCCACCACAATTAGTTTTGCTGGAATTCCTGTTTTCTTTCTATAATCACGAAGTGCTTCTACTGGATGAATATTACCTGCCCAAGTTTCACTATCTGTATAAACTACGAAGGCGTCAAACTGGAGGTCATTCTCAAGTGCATATTTCATTGGTAATGAACAATCAGTTCCACCAAAATTAAGATTTTCCAATCTATCACATACATCATCTAATCTCATCTTCGGTGAAAGATCAAGAACCTCTAAACCAGTCGTAAAACCTGTTACAAGATAATCACTTTCAGTTCTCATCGTAACCATTGCCATTGCGGCTGAACCAACTCGTGGAGTTACTGATGGCATTCCACCACAACCTTCCCAAGTCATAGATGAAGATACATCAAGTGCTAACATCACTCGTTTGTTTGTTGGAATTATGTTGTCGAAAGACAAGTAGAATGCGTCATCAAGAGCATCTACTATTTGTGGGTTTACTTCCCATTGACCAGAACCTTTAAGTCCTTGACCACTCTTGTAAGTTTGCATCGCCTGTAATACAGACAATGGATGAATGCGGGCCTTCCGCAATTGCCCCTTATCGGTTATTCTCGAAGTAACGAGTTTGAGAGCGTCACTTTGGGGGGAGAGAATACCGTGTTTGGTATAATTACCTAAGTTCCTGATTATGGCTGTCAATCCCAAATGTGGTAATGCCGTTTCAAGAACTTTAGGCGACTTTAGGGTAGAAGGAACTGCTTCGAGTGGAAGTTTATATTCTTCCACTAATTTTGCAGCTTCCACATCTGTCTGGACTGACTTGACCTTCTCGAAGGCCCAAATTATACTGAGTGAATCCTTGTATTCATCTTCTTTCGAAGAATTATATCCTTTTGTAACCCACTCAAATAATAAATCTTTATTGGCATCTTGTGTAGATGGATGAGATAATCTCAATAGGTCTTTATGTGACCATCCATCTCTCTGTTGATATTTAACAGATTGATATGCTAACTTATCGGTTTCTTTTAATAGATACCAATTTGCGATAGCTTTTCGTAGTCCACGTCCCCAACCTCTAAACTGTTCTACATAACCAGCGAAATGAAACAAATGAGTTCCAATCCTTGCTATCTTTGGTAGATTGGTTAAGGCGTATTTACGAGTAAAATCATCACCAAGCCCTGCACACATTGCAAGAACAAATAGTGCTGGGTCGTTTTTAACTGCACGACCTGAATCTGAAATATCAAGAACGGTATCTACTACACGTTTTCCATCTTCCAGAATACATTTTCTTATTGACTTGGCGTTCTTTTTAGTTAATTGTTTTTGGCGGATATAATATGTTCCACCTTCAGTTCCTAAAATAAGAAATCTATTTAAACGAGTCCATATATCAACTTCAAAAGAATGACCACCTGCGGTATTCGGAACTTGGTTAGAACCTGGAATTGGTTCTGATTGTGGTGTAACTTTTGTGTTGTATGTTGTATATGCTTGATAGCTCATTTAATAAGTCTCTTTTTAATTTTTTATTTTTTAATATTATTCGGATAAATTATTGCTAATGGAGTTTTTATTGTCTGGTATAATGATAATCCACTAACTCCGACCCGAAATTTTAAT